CTTGATTGTTGGCTTTTAGACTGTTCGAATTGCTAACCAGGAAAAGACCCAGTTTGCTGCAGTCACACTCGAAAATTGTACAGTTCCTCCACCAGTGATCTCGAGAGACCAGAGGTAATGTTCACTGAATGTGCTTTCTCCAAGATTACTCAACTGCCAGTTTGTGTCATTAATATAGTTGTAAAATGGCTGAACAGTTGAACTTGTTGCCAAGGAAATTGCGGTTGTAACACCGGCACTTCTTCGAATGAAAAGTTCCAACTCAACTTTCCCAATGTATGTATCTTCAAATATGATAGAATCACCCACCAACTTATAAGGCTTTTCAGGAAACCCATAGTAAGTTGAGGTGCTATCCATCACTGGTAATACCAACGGATCATCTACAGCGATGCCACCAAAGCTGTATTCGTCTGAAAACGTTGTTGGCCCAGGCAATACCGGCATGATTAACTCAATGTCATACTCTACATATAGCATGTAGGATTCAAAAGCTGCTGTTTGAGTTCCACCATACGCGAAAAGCGAGGTTATTCCCATCATGTACAAATTCTCATCCCTTACCGTTTGCGGACGAATGTGCCAATTGTTTAACACGGTTGTGGACCGCATCTTGGGATCACATTCGATTGGATGGAGAAAGTCCTTGTTCACACGACCACTGCTTGCGAAGAATTGGTTCTTTGCTTGTCGTAGATCTTTTGGTAACTCAGCATTTGGATCATATTGAGTGACTGCAGTGACTGTGGGAATGGACATGTTTGCTGTTGTATTTGAGATGGATTGAGAACACATTGATTCAAGACTAAACACTAATCCATGAATGATGTTCTTTTGATAGAGCGAAGCCTCTACGCTAAGTTTTGGAAAGAGATTTGGGTTGCTTGGCGATAATCTGTAGGAGCCAATTTCTGTAAAGACACCTGTCGCAGGCACCTTGACAACACCAACGAATTCTCTGTCCCTTTTGCGGATAGACCCATCTCCAAACACCGGTCGTGGTTGCTCTTGATCTGGATGAGCAATCAAACTATTTTGTGATACTGTATAATCACCAAAACCAGTTAGTTTGGAAAAGGCAGACATTGCCAGAGGAGTGACAATACGTCCAGCAGCACCCAACAACGGATGGATTGCTCCACCGACTGCTCCCGCGAGAGCAGTGGCTGGTCCTGTGAGTGCATGGACAATCCCAGGCTGGGTTTGCACTTTGACTTGTCTAGGCTTATTTTTATTGGATTTTTGTTTTTTGCCTTGTGATTTGCGTTTGTTTTGTTGTTTTACCATTTGTAAGTATATGGTCGTATACTCGTGGAATTGAGAATGAAAGTTTGAAGCTGTGTGAAAGATAAACTTTCAACCGGCGCCGTTTTATTGAAAGTATGATCACACCCGTCCAGATAGCTTTCTATCCAGATCTGTTGTTCAGGATGAATCCCGAACGCGTCCCAAAACGAGAGTCGACTTTGAAAATCGATGTTCCTAACCAAAGGTTTCATGCCTTTGGCCAAACGATAAAATCCAGAAGAAATCAGTCCTCCCACAAATGGATTTGCCTTTTTGGTCTGAGTACCGCGGCCCATCCACTGATAGAAACTCTGGAATATTGGTATACCCGAGCATAATGACAGTCCACCCAGTGCAACTGCATTTCTCCATAAATCATAGAGGTTTCTAGTGAGATTCTTGCAAATAATGGTTGTGTCTTTTCTCAACGCTGTCAAAACCTGACGAACCATACGATATGATCCATCAATAAAAACAGGTTGAGTTTGACAAAAGACAATTTCTTCAATCTTGTAAATTGGTTTTTCCAAAATCATGGAAAATCCGAATTCAAGAAATCTTTCGACCAACTTGCTAGTACGAAAGAGGTCCTTCTGTTCTAATATGACAAAACAGTCGTCACCATTATTGACGAGCCGATACTTGGTAATTCCAATGGATTTCATAATCCACCAAGTCATAGCACACATGAGATAGCAATTCCCAAGTGCTGTGTTCATATCACCAGACATCCTACC